GTTGAGCCTTGTCAAGCTCCATCTCGAAGTTCTCCGTATTAAAGAGGAGAAGTACCGAGAGTTTACTTATCTGTTGTTCAGCCATTTTTTTCGCGGAATTTGTGCGCCCATTCTGACGTAAGGTCGCGCTCCTCGTTTGTCATTCCACGAACAAACTTTGCTTTTTTATTTTGTTCTCCGTATGGGTAGAATTGCTCCGCCTTAAACGGAGTAGGGTTCTTCTTACTATCTCTATTCATATTGGCTTGCAAGGCCATAAGAGATGAGGTATGCCACCAAGAACGCTTGTCTTCCTCTAAATGATACCTTGAGTAACTGGCGTACTCAAAGAACGTCAACGACCAAAACTGTTCAGGCATCAAGCCTAAACTCAAGCCCTCGACGTATATAGAGTGCCAGTCTCGTGGAGGGGTGTCCTGGTCGCTTACTTGTTTCCCTCCTTAGACTCCTCCTCGCCTGCAAAGGCTTTGCCAATCAAGGCACTATACTCCTCTAGCTTTGATGCGCTCTCTAGAATTTGGGCGGCAAAGTATTCAAAGTCAGGCAGCTTGGAAAGGTCGCCTTTGTTTGCGTAGACATGATTGATAAGGCCATAGTAGATGACCTTTGGAACGGCTGTAAGCGGCTGATCTTGAAGATACTTGTCCATCTGGGCAAATGTCAACTTCTCTCGCTCACACAGAATGCGAAATGCGTTCATACTGAGATGGCAAGGGTACTTCTTCTTGCCTACCTCTACATCAAACTTCCCTGACAATGTGTTCATAGATTAGGTATTTTGCCCTAATCTACGAAATTATATCATACGACCTTCGGGTCTCCGCTGAGTTCTACTGTTGCTGAGTAGGTTGCGAAGTCGTCAACGCCTGAAGATAGCTCAAAGGAGGTCAAGAATCCCTTACCGCCAAAGGCTTCAGCCGAGTCATCAGTTGATGCCCATACGGCAGTGATTTCAGTTTTGGCCTGAAATGCTGCGAACAACGCTGCAATATCCAATGTCTGAGCCTCTGCTGTCCAATCAAGAACACCCTCTACGTTAAGGGTTGTGCTTGTGGTTCCGACCGCAAAGGCACGAACTGTCTTCCCTTGTGCGATGTTGGTAATTGAGGTAGTCTCAAAAGTCGCGTTCGACACGCTGATTGAAGCGGACGTGCTGAAAGCTACAGGGTCAAGGGTGGGGGTGGCACCAGTGGTGTCAGCAGGGTCATTGGTAAAAGCACCGCCAGCGACGTCAATGTAAAGGGCGCAAGTATTCGCGTTAACTGTAGCCATTATGATTCTGTGATTAGATGTGGGTTACCATCAAGTTCAAACGATGCCGAGAAGGTCACAAAGTCATCCATCCCCGCAGACATCTCAAAGGAAGTGCAAAAGCCGATTCCTCCGACAGCCTTAAAGCCTGTTGCTCCGCTACTGAAGAAGACCCCCATAGAAGTCTTGCCTTTTGCTTCGTCAAAGATTTCTTTAGCCCCGATTGTCATAGAAGGGTCAAAAACACCTTCGACGCTTAGGCTTGCGGTGGTTGTTCCTACAGAATACTGACGAGTAGGTGCAAGGACGGGAGCAGTTCCCGCTCCTGCGGGAGTCACGTCCTTGAAGTTCGTCTCATACGTGGCATTTGAGACGCTAATAGACGCGGAGGTGATGCCCTCAATGGCTGCGTAGTTTGTTGCCAAATCGGCTTGGCTGATCACGTCAGCGGTTGCTGCGTCTTCATCAATGTCAATGAAGAGCGAGATTTTGTTTCCTTGTTCGACGGCCATAGTTCTCGGTTTGTGATTGCAATTAAGTAAGACTCTTGGTTAGAGAGGTCAAACGAAGTTCGATTAACAATTAACGAATATGTTGAAGCTGATTCCTACGATGTAGAAGTCGTGAAGCTCGTGTGAGTCAGTAACTACATCAGCAATGCTTACCTGGGCAAAGTTGTAAGTTACGCCATCCACAGTCTTTGACCCTGTAAATTCAGACAAAGCATTTTTAACGGCTGTATGTATATCCCAAGCCTGACTAATCTTAGTGGCCGTGATATAGG